GATGTTGCAGCAAGTGCTGAAATCTTACTTGTTGTATAAACACCATTTGTTACTGTTGCAGCATTTCCAGTGTATTCTGTTGCTGAAAGAACTTGGGTTCCGTTAACCTTTAATACCTTGCCAGAAGCAAGATCAAAGTGCTCAGAAGATGTCCAAGAATCAGTTGCATCTACCCAGCTAAGAGTCTTGTCTGTAGCACCTTTAAGAGTAATACCACCACCGTCTGCACCTGCATCAGTTGGAGTTGCTACTGAACCAAGTGTAAGATTCTTATCATCAACTGTAATTTCTGTTGAGTTAATTGTAGTTGTTGTTCCGTTAACTGTTAGGTCCCCTGAAAGAACCAAAGATGTTCCAGTTGCAGCACCAATGTTTGGTGTTACAAGTGTTGGAGTATTAGCAAAAACAAGAGCTCCAGTGCCAGTCTCATCTGAAATAATTCCAGCAAGTTCTGATGAAGATGTTGCAGCAAATGCGTTTAACTTATTATTTGTAAGAGCAACAGTTCCTGTAGCATCTGGGAAAGTTATTGTGCGGTCTGCTGTTGGATCAGTTACTGTAAGAGTCGTCTCATGAGCATCAGCGGTTGCACCTTCAAGAACGATTGAACCGTCTGAAAGTGTAAGTCCTGAAACTACTGGGCTTGTAAGTGTCTTATTTGTAAGGGTTTCTGCTCCAGCAAGAGAAGCTACATCGGCATCAGAAACTGCAGTGTTTAGCTGAGCAAGAGTTGAAGTAACTGTATTTGAACCAAGAGAAATTGACTTGTTTGTTAATGTTTCAGTTTTGCTTGCAGTTGACTTATCATCTAGTTGAGTTTGAATTGCTGATGTAACACCATCAACATAGTTAAGCTCTGTTGTAGATAGTGTTGCTCCATCAAGAATATTAAGTTCTGTAGAACTTGCAGACATAACAACATCTTCGTTAATCTTTGGTGATGTTAATGTCTTGTTAGTAAATGTAGTTGTTGATGATGCTGTTACTGTAATATCTGAAGTGAGTGCGACTGTTCCAGTTGCGTCTGGGAAAGTGATAGTGCGGTCTGCTGTTGGGTCAGTTACTGCAACTGTTGTTTCAAAATCATTTGCTGTAGCACCTTCAAATACTATGCTTTCATTAAATACACCAACTGCTGCTGGGGCTGCATAGGCTAATCCTGATGCGGTTGAACTATCTACTGTTAAAACGTGTCCATTGGTTCCACCAACGGCTAAACGAATAACGGTATCATCTGCGCTACCTACTAGTAAATCACCCTTAGCATCAACTGTGCCTGCTGTGATAATATTTTTTCCATTAACGGTCGCAGTTGATCCTTCAACTACCAGTCCCGCTTTTACTCTAAAATCTTTTACTACTGTTGCCATCTTATATCTCCTTGGTTAGGCCTTTAACCCCATACGCATATAGCGCAAAGTTATAGGTGTTATTCCCCCTACTGGGACAACAGTTAATGAAACTGTATCTCCAGCCCGTGAAACAGAGATGGTGCCAATATTCCCATCATTATCTATTGTTCCATACTGACTGACGCTAACATCTGTTCCGTCAACCAGAATATCCATTGATGTAGTGAAATACTTATTTCCACCACCAGCTACATATTTAAGAGAGATCACATACTTCATTGATCTAAACTCACTTGCTAAAAAATTATCAAATACTGTTGAATTTTCAATACCATTGATTGTTAATTCATTATTGCCATCTGATCCAAGATCAGTGGACCTAGCAGAAGCACTATCAATTAGGTCTTCATAGTTTTCCTGTGTTGGGCGGTCTCCAGTTTGAAAGAGAGCCTTTACGCTTGATATTGATATTTTCGCCATAATGGAATTATATCATATATTTCAAAGTATATAGTTATTGACACCGATTATTTGAAGTCCAATACCAGGGATTCCAGCATTTGCTCCCAAGAGTCCAATGGTTGTAAATCAAACCCTAAATGGAAGAACTTCAATAGCAATAGAGGTTTTTTCGTTTGCAATAACATTTAATTCTGGATAGTCTGTTAATTCTATAGATGCAAAAAAAGGTTTGACATCTGTAACTGTTGTTAAATTACTAAGGTCATTTAATTCTGTTAATGGATAACTTTTTGACTTTATATTGGAAGGTATAAAACCTTTATCACTTATAGCGACTGATGCCATTATGATTCCTCGTTATTTGTAATATCCTCAACTATAATCATTGATCCCCGAGCAACTGTCCATACACGGGTTGCATCTCTTAATTCAATATCAAATATATCTCCAGTATTTAAACTTCTTGATTCGGCAGATGTTAAAGATACTGTAAATTCTCCTACACTATCCCCTGCTGCTGCTGCTGGAAAAATTGTTCTTACATGTGCTGCAGTATTACTATCTATGTCCCCTGCTACAGTTGGTCTTTTAATTTCCATTTCAATATCCCAGTCAGCAATCACTAATGGATCTTGATTATCATCTGTCACATATACTCTAAATGCTGCTGTGTCACCTTTTACGACTGTCCAGGTAACTGTTGGTGGTTTCGATCCAACAGAAAAAGAGTCTTGCCCTGTAGTTCTATATGTTGCCATTATAATAAACCTTCCTTAAGTGCTCCCCAAGTAGCTGCTACTGACTTAGGAGATGTAACAATAATAATTCCAGTTGTTGAATTAGATTTTCCAACAATACCTACTGAAACAGCATTTGATGTTGGCTTTGTAGCGGTTAGCCCTCCACCAGCTGCAACATATAACACATTTCCAGCGGTATATGAATTAGTATTGATATCGCTAAAAATTCCAGAAACAATAATAACGCCATCAGTAGAATTTCCAATATTTGTTTGAGCTAGTCCTACTACTGGAAATGTTCCTATAGTAGATGCATTTGCTTTTGCAATTGTTGGTTTAGTTGAATACCCCGAAATATATACTGGATCACCTTTTGTAATTGATGCTCCACTAACATTTCTAACTTCTAATGTATGATATGCAACTCCAATAGTTGGCAAGATTGCATCAATTGCTTCAGCCAATGACTGAATATCTTCGTGAACATTAACAGGATCTGTTAATATTGGATACGGTAAATCATAGGTAATAGTCTCTCCTGAAGCCATTTATCTATTATACCACCTGTCAAATATTATTTTATTAATTTATAAAAATGTTACAAAAACTTGCTTTTTACCTAGAATTCATGTTATACTTATATCATGCTACCAACTGGTAGCAATTGTTCTCTAGGAGGTTATTATTATGAGAAGAGACAAGAAAGCTTGGATTGGAATCCTATCTTTAGTTGGATTGCTCGCACCTATAAGTAATTCTGCTAATGCTATAAGTGTTACAGTTGAAAATAATTTACTAAGTAAACCGTCGGTTAAATCTGTTGATCCTGCCCCCAAAGGGGCATTTTTGGTTTCTAAGGTTAGAAATCAAATAGCACTAAAAAAATATCAAAATGCAGACAGACTAACTGATCGTCAACTAGTTGATCTATTAAAGGCTGTTGGTTTTAGAGGTAATGGATTAAAGACCGCTTGGGCGGTAGCTAAGGCTGAATCTAATGGGCAACCAATTAGATATAACGGAAACATTAAAACTGGTGATAACTCCTATGGGTTATTTCAAATTAATATGATTGGGGAACTTGGACCAGACCGTAGAGAAAAGTATGGCATTAAGTATCACGGAGAATTAATGAGCCCCGTAAGAAATGCTGAAATTGTTTACGCTATGACTCAAGGTGGAACAAATTGGAAATCTTGGAAATATGCCAAGACTCCGCCTGTTAAGAAATGGTTAGCAAAGTTTCCTAACAAATATGCTTAAATAAAATATTAATATTACCCCCTATTTATTTAGGGGGTTTTATTTTTATCTAAATGTAGAATTATTTATATGACTAACATTTATGCTATTTACATTAAAATGACTTGGCAATGAAGATACCCAAAGAATAGACTGAGCAAGATCTTCTGCCGTCAATGCATTGTCCTTTTTTTCTGATTGAGTATCAATTGTTCCAGGACAAATTTCAGTAATTTTTATGTTGTATGATGGAAACTCTATTCTCATAGTTTCTAATAACCCAATTTCACCTCTTTTGGCATTTGTATAATTACCTCCCCCAGGATATGGGACATTGCCACCTATAGAAGTTACAAAAATAATTGTTGGTGATACTGATCTTTGCATACATGGAACAAAAAGTTGAGAAAGATACATTGGTCCCGAAACATTAATATCATAAGCAATCCTAAAATTTTCCATAGTTTCTTGTATAATATTTTTAGGGTTTGAACCACCACCAGCATTATTAACTAAAAGGTCTAGCGTAATGTCTTTATATTTTTCAAAAAAAGATTTTATTTGGTTTTCATTTGTAATGTCTAGTTGATATGTTTCAACATTATCCGATATTAATTCTTTTAATTTAGATAAATTTCTAGAAACAGCAATAACCCTATATCCATTTTCAGATAAAAACTTTACTGTAGCATGTCCAACGCCTTTACTTGCTCCAGTTACTATGGCAGTTTTCACTATTTACATTGTTTCTTGTTTGTTATTCCATGACATATCATTATGTATCCAATGACCTGGAACCATATATTTAAATCCTGTTTTTACAATGTGTGCAGTATGATAATAAGGTGCGGAAGAAGGAAATATAATTATACTTCCAGCTTTTGGTTTAACACCAAATGCAATTTCATTATTAGCCAAGGCTATATCATAATCAAGACTTGGGGATGGCGCTGAACGAACATCTTCATATGGAGACATAACAAAAGAAATTTCTCCCCCCTCAAAATCATCATTAAGATACATAACTAAAGAATATCGCAAAGTTTTATCTCCATCTAGTTGATCATAATGTGATCCCATTCCAATTCCCGCTTGATATTTTTTAATATTAAAGGTAGGAAAAAGTTTTGGCTCATCGTTATCTCCCATTGCCTCTGCATAGTCTTTACATACGTCATAAAAAGATTCTGTAACTGTATTATAAATAAAAGCCATTTTGCTTTTTAAAGGCTCTTCTAAAGTATTAATTTGATTTAGATCAAACGTTTTGGTTACACCATAAATAAAACTTTTATCGTTAGATGCTGTCCAGTCTAACCATAAAGAAGATTGGCTTTCATTTTCAATTAAATCAACTTGGTCTATAGTTGACATTAGTTCTGTAAAATTTTTTACGCCATCTGGATAATAGTATACTTTTTCTTCTAGGATCTCTTTGTTCATTTTATCTCCTCTTTAGTATTTATTGTTTTCATAAAAATTCTTAACCTTTATAAAACCTACCAGAACATATCTAATTGGTCCTGGACCAACATGCCTTACTCCGTGATTATAGTCTTTTGTTCCTGGAAATAAAAGAAGTGATCCTGGTTTTGGTCTTAATTCTATGTTGTGGTTAGAAAAGAAAATCTCTCCTTTTGAATAGTCTTCATTTAAATAAAGAATTGCAGCATGTCTAATGGATGGGTCTGTATCTTGGTCGGTATGTGGTTTTAGCTCTACCCCTTCTTGCATTCTTTGAATAGTTGCAAAACCACTAAGATCTAATGACTGATCTGCGTTTTTTACAAGATCTCCCAATCTTTTATAAATTTTGAGTTGAATTTCAGTATTAAGTATGTTAAAATTTTTATCTTCCCAGTTTTGAGTAATTTCAAATTTACCTTCTGCTACTAAATTTTCAACATCATCTCTTCCAAATTTTTCAAGACAAAAGTTTTTTAAATTTCCTAAATATTCTATACGCCAATCTTCTTCGCCAATACTATTTATAAGGCTAAAAATATCTTCTATTTCTTCTTTAGAAATAAAATTTTCTACCAATATAATATTGTCATCTATTTTTTTTATTTCAAAATTGTTTTCATTTAGTTCTTTTTCTAAAAAAGCACCCATATTATTTTAACTCTTCTATGCTATATTTATTTCCATTTTCATCCAACTTATATCCTTCTTTAAGAAGATTTTGCCATTCTTCTTTTTCAATTTTTTGAGCAGCCCTAACTTTGTCCATCTCTTCTTTCCATGCAGTTCTCAACTCTTCTGGATAGTCTGACTCTTCTCTATCATCCCAAAAAGATCCCAATGTATACCTAATGCCTTTAGTTATTATACTTACCTCATGCATGTTGTTGTGGCTACCGTTAAATGCTGCCAGCATTCCAACCTTTGGAGATAATTCAACATCCCTATCTGGAAACTTTAATAGTCCGCCATCAAAATCATCATTTAAATATAAAAATGCAGCATATCTACTTCTTTCAAATGCTCCAAAATTTCCATGCTCATCTGTGTTATCTGAATGAATTCGGGCAAAAGCTCCTGGTTCCCATTTTTGTGTATGATATCCTATTTGAGAAATTTTTTCTTCAGGGGTGTCATGGACAGATGCTACAGCTTTAATTATTCCACTTTTAATATCTGAAAATATAGTTGGAGTTAATCCAAATTCTTCTAGTTCTGGATCATTATCTTGTGGCAATACTGAAGAATATGATTCGTAAAAAGATATAGGGGTCCATGAAATCTTTTGATTTTCTGCTTGTTTTTCTAATGCTAAAATAATTTTAGCTGACTCTTCGGCAGTTAAAAAATTTTCGTAGACAACCAAATCTTCATTAATTCTTTTTTTATTATTTAGATTCATGGTTTTTTATCTCCAGTATGCTCTGTAATTTCCCAGAAGAATGGGCAAGTAAATCTTATACCACTTTTTATTTCAGTCACTCCATGAATATAATGCATATCACCTGGGAAAAAGTAAGCAGCACCTACTTTTGGTTTAAATTGAACACCTTGATTTGGAAAATACAGCTCTCCACCTTCATAGTCTTCATTTAAATAGAATAAACTTGAAAGATCATAGTTTGGAAAATCATTCGGCAATCCAGCATCTGGACCTTCATGTAGTTCTTTATCTGCGTGAGGGTGCTGATACTGTCCTGGAAGCCATTTTACTATTGTTGCTCCAGTTGGAATAACTTTAACTTTATAAAAATCTTCAATGATTGGTTCTAGTCTTTTAAATAAATTTGCAATAACTGGTGCTATTTTTGGATCATTTTTATTTAAACTTGGAGTAGTAGCAACTCTATCTTTCCAATAGTCTGAATCATATATGACTGTTCCATTTTCATTAACATGACTTTCTGTTACATCCCAAATTGTTATAGATTTTGCAGCTTTTTCTAAAAAGTCTATTTCATCTTGAGTCATAAAATTCTCTAACTCAACAATCATTTCTTTTCCACTACCAAACCAGCCAGAAGGTGTTTTGGAAGGTTTTCTAGTTACAACATTATCTAAGTCAGCCATAATTAAATTATACCATTGGTTCCATTTTTAGTATTATCTGTAACAGAAAGTTTTAAAACCTTTGCTTCATGCTTTCCAACAGTTTCTCTTTTTTCATTTACAGCATCTCTATACCAGTCTGTCCATTCTCCTTTTGAATTTATTTTTTGTGCTTCTTCTCCATAAGACTTTATGCTTTCTTGTCTTTTTTGTCCTGGATCAGAAAAATCAATAATATCAATTGAAGTATTGTTCATTTGAGTAAGCGATATTGGAACAACCTGTGCAATAGGAGTGTTAGCTTTAATTAAAATATTTTTGTTTGCAGTTTTTGCTTTTATTGCTAATGGAAAATCAGTATCAAGCCAAGAAGTGCTAATCAAAGATGACACAACCTCAAAATTGTCATCAAAATAGTTAACAGGAGTTATAGTAAACATACTGATATTTTCATCAGTTCTAAATATTAATCCAGTAACTATGCTTACTGTTGCCTGACCTCTTCCTGTATATAAGAAATCTTTTTTACTAAGAATATCAATATTTTCAGAACCTGTATCATTTACTCCGTTCCAAACAAACTCTATGTCTTCTGTGCAAGATAAACTCCAGCCAATCATATTGGCTTGAGTAACTGGAAAACACCTATAGGCATGTTTTTCTGGAGTTAAATCCATCCAATCTCTTTTTATAGACATTGGAGATATATTTATTACAGACTCTGGTTTTTTTTCAATTGATATATTAAGCATTAGTCTTCGTCTTCACGATACATTTCTGGAGTGTGAAATTTTTTATTATAATCTAACATAGTGACAATAGAATATTTTGTTCCAGAATGAACTGGCATTGCTCTATGTGGATACATAAAATTGGAAGGAAAGATAAACAAGTCCCCAGCCTCTGGTTTAACACTTAAATTTTGAAGTCTAAAATACAGCTCTCCACCCTCATAGTCATCATTTACATAAGCTACTAACGAAACTGTGCAATTATATGAAAATCCATGATCATGATGTTCTTGGAAATGTTGTCCTGGACCATATTTAATAAAATTAAAAGCTTCCCAATATTTTAAATCCATAATGTTATGCTGTGCTCTATAATCTTCAACTGCGTGGAATTGTGCATCATAAACATCTTGCCAAAGTGCTTGAAGAGCTATAGAGGCTGGATCTGAATCTTGTTGTATATCAGTCTTTTTAAATTTAAAATCGGAGCAGTCTCTGTATAGTGGCATAAGTTCTTTATATCCTACATATGCTGGCATCCAGTGGTATTTATTTCCATCTTTGGATAATTCTCCAACTGGGGCAAGTTCTCCTAAAGTATTTTCTAATCTATTTATAACATCAAATTCTTTTTTTATAACATTTTTGTATAAAAAAATTCCATTACCTAAATCTTTTTTTTCTGTCCAAGTTTGCATTTTGTTCCCCCTAGTTGTAATCTCTTTTAGACCAAACTTTATTTTTATAGATACCGCCGTCTGGTTGACGATAAAACTTCATGTTCTCTACCATTTTATCATAAATTTCTTTTTCTTGTTGAATATGTATTTCTTGTTGCCAATTTTCTCTTTTAAAAGGCAAGATTTGCATATATGGTGTTCCTGCAGGAATAGTTCCTTCCCAACCTTCTGGAATAAAGAATGGAAATGTTCCTAACAAGTTAACGCTATCTACATCAACAACACCAGTTGTATTTAAAAATGGAAGATCAAACCTATTCATTGGAGACATAAAAATAGCACTATATCCTTTTGGTAAATCTATAGCCCAATCTGGATACCAGGCAAAATGATCTTTATAGAATCCATATGGATGTTCAAATTGGGGCATTGGAGGTCTTTTTCCACAAAAATCTTGATATCTGGAATCTAATATTTTAACATCAATAGTTCCACTATCATTTTTAAAAAAAGTAATGTCACAGGGTGTTTTTAATATATATCCACTTGTAAACCCATCCAAAATAGCTGGACACGCTTTCCAAGTTGGGATCTTTCCATAATCATTTTCTGTTCCCTCTTTCGGAAATGGACATATTGTTGATGGAGCATTCCAGTATTCATTTGTAATAGGATTTTTGGCAAACCTATCGGCCTTTTTATACCATTCAGGAATAGAATTTTTAGTTGGACTTGGAGCCGATACACTTTCTTTATTTAGCCATGGCCTATAAGATATAAATTTAATTAAATTTAAAGATACATCAGACTTATTAACCATTATGTTTATGACCTAATTCATTTATATCTGTCATTATTACAACACAATACTTTGTTCCTGATTTTATTGGCAGTGATGCATGTTCATAGATATAATTTGAAGGGCAAAGCACTATGTCTCCAACTTTTGGCTTATAGACAAGATTATCTAACCTTGGAAATTTTAACTCTCCGCCTTCGTAGTCATCGTTAATATAGACTACGGCTGATACGGTGCAATTATATGCTGGCCCATGGTCTGCATGAATATTGAAGTGAGAACCTTCCCCCTCATATTTAACAAAATTAAATGCTTCGTAATATATTACATTTATTCCCCAATATGCAGCATAGTCATCTACACAATATTTTAATTTTTCATATATTTCTTGATGAAGATCTATAAGCTCTGAATTATTTTCATCCCTTGGTCCTAAATTTTCTTGTTTATATTTAAAATCTACACAGTCTCTTGCTTTTTTAATTGGAGTTGTAGAGTTTGTCACTTGTGCTTCCGACCAATTATATTTTTTGTCTTGGCTTAAATTTGACTCAAGAGTATTTATATATCTTTTAGAATCTTCTAATGAAAATACATTTTGATAAGCATTGACACCTAATGCTAAATTTTCAACCAATACCCCATTGTCTAGTGACTTTTTAACTATTCTATTGCTTGATGTTTCAGATCTATCCTTTGTAAACCAGTGATTTGAATTTTCATCATTCATAAATACCCCCTTTGTATAATCATACCACAAACCTAAAATTTAATAAAGTTTTTAGAATCCAAAGAATGGTGCAAAGTATGGGAAGAACGGTGGGAAAAATGGGAAGAACGGGAAGAACGGGAAGAATGGGAAGAATGGTGGGAAGAATGGGAATGAAGGTGGGAAGAATGGGAAGAATGGTGGGGCTACTGGAGTAACAGAATCAGATGCTGATGATGCTGCTGATGTTGCAATGACACTATTGTCAGTATTTCTTGTTTGTGCTGTTACTGTAAATGTATAGGCAGTTCCATTTGTTAATCCTGTAACAGATATTGGAGAAGTAGCAGAAGAAGCTGTAACTGATCCTGGAGAAGAAATTGCTACATATATATTATTGGTTGATGGCTTTCCTAAATATGATGGATTTGTAAAAGGAACACTTGCAGAAGCGTTGCCAGCAGTTGCAGTTCCTATTGTTGGAGCTGTCGGTTGACGTCCATCAGACGATGCTGATACCCCTGGAATTATTGGCATTATGCAATCAAATCTCCAATAAGAACCCAAGTATTTTCTGCACGTTTAATTAATGTAGCAGATGACCATTGTGCTCTTAATTTTAGTCCTGGTGTTGCATTTATAGTTACCCCACCAGTTGCCACAACGGTTGTTTGACCAACACCAGTTTGTAAAATATTAATTTGAGATCCAATTGGATATGCAACTGATGAGTTTAATGGGACAGTTAAGTTGTTAGCA